TAGTTTGTATACGTATCAGTAGTTGTGTTTAAAGCTAATGGTACGAATTTATTTACTTCACCTGGATATCTTACAACATCTGCTTTTGTTATTGTTTGTAATATATTAAAAAAAGTTTTCATTTATAAGTGAAATATTATACTTATAAGTGATTTTATTTTTAATATATTATTTTTATTGTTTTATTGTTTTATTGTTTTATTGTTTTATTGTTTTATTGTTTTATTGTTTTATTGTTTTATTGTTTTATTGTTTTATAATTTATTCAAAAGGATTGTAATCGTTGTCACCGCCAAGATCTTGGCTATGAATATTAACCACATTATCCTCTATTGTCAAATTCTTTGTGCTACAAGCATCATTCTGGTCTTCAATTTTACCAAATAATCCCTTATCAATCAAATCATTATTATCTTGGTACTCATACTTGTACTTCTCGTCCAACTTAATCATCTCATTCAAGTCTAATACAACTTGGAATGACGCTGTTCCAAATAGACCCTCTTGACCACACATTACGTTTGCTGAGATACCGCGCATCATATCTAGTTCTCCGTGTCTAGCTGCTTTCAAGAACATCTCAGGGGTCTCTTCAAATGACGCCTTGGCAATGGGTCCAATATCATCATTATTAATACCGTGTCTAAATATAGAGATCATCTTGTTTGTAAACGTCATTCTGTCGCACAACAATGCCATATGATGGTAATTCAAATAAGTGCCGTCAAATTCAATGACATCAGCCAACTCATTGTAAATTGCTTGTCTGGCAGCCTCCATTCCTAGAACATTAAAGATCTCAATAATGTCATTACTATATGTTCTAGTTGGATCAATATAGTCCAGACCAAGCACGTCCAACATATTGGTTCCAATTGTATCCAAGACCCAAATATCTTGCTTAACATAGGATCCCGATTTCTCAACCAAATTGTCCTTAACTTTTCTAAGAATAACCTTATCAATATTCTTAATACCACGGAGCACAATGTTGTTCAATAATTGGTCTTGGAAATTCTTGAGAATGTAAATCTGATCTGACTGGTCCAATGGGTTCAGCTTGGCTTTCTTCTGTGCTCTGCTCGCAGCGTTTTTCAGAACATTATTCATTCTAATTCTGAATACCAATTTGTCAGCATTGTAATCTGAATAGACACACGAAATCTCCTCCTTATAAGTATTATTCAATGTGAAGTTAACATCATCCATTGTAATATTCTTCTCCAACATTGTCTCGGGATCCATCACCATACGAATAACCCACTTGGACTTCTCATTGGGATTTTCAGCTGTGGCGCTTGTCTCTAAGCACTCATTGATCATATTCTCAAACTCTCTGTATTGTGTCATTGTATCCTTATCTTCATCAATCAGAGTGTTCAAATCATCAGGATCAAAGCAGATTTCAACGGACTTGACAATTTCTTCCAACTTGGTATGTTCCAACATATATTGGAATGTATTTGCTTTGTCCTTATCTGTCTCGTCTTCCGGTTTCAAATACACAGTAAGAGATGGATTCTTTAAAGACGCTGATAGTGATAAGATTTCTTCAATTCTTGGCACACCACGAGTCACGTTGGACTTTGACGCAACACCCGCAAAGTGGAAAGTGTTCAAAGTATTATGAACTATGATACCACAATCCATCATAAATGTCTGGTTGGCTGGAACTGTAAAATCATAGACATATTCATTTGGCTGTCCTTTGATAATCTCAATATTTACAATTTCATCCCAAATTACATTTGAATTAGCAGCCTGCTTCAAAATAACAAGTTCATTTGTAATAAGATTTGCGTTCTCATTTTGTTCAAATATTTCAATATATTTTTCTAATGTTCGGCGACCAATACTGTCTTTTTTTACCCACCTTCCGTATGTGCGACTTTGTCCAGGAAGCTTCAATGTTTTTCCACAAGTTGCGATAATCTGCCCAAGACCATTAATCTTATCAATCTCTTCCGATAAATCGTGAGCATCTGTGCGCTCAATATATTTAACAATATTCATCAATTTGTCTGCGTGGACTAGACTACCAATGTTGTCTTGATATATTTTAGAATATTTGGCACTAATAGACACATTAAACATTGGTGCTCCACGAGTATTGGTCTCTTTAGTAGACGCAAATATTCCAAAGTAATTAAGGAATAAAGCTATGTCACTTGATAATTGTTTGCTTCGGCTACACGACCTGATTTGATGATGTTTCTCATCGCACTGGAAGTTGCCATCGCCGTCCATATATCCTTGGATTAGACCTGCTTTGAATTCATTGGGAGCAGTAAATGCGAAATCTGGAATGCGTTTAACAAATGATCCTGTACCGCAAGTATTTACAATGAACTCGGCTAGAACCTTGTGACTAAACTTAGTTGAAGTGGAAGGACCATATTCTCCAGCATAAGTTCTAACATTAGCTTCTTTTCCAAACTCCAATGCCAATTTGGTAACATTGTCAATATAAAATTGGGATACATTTGTAATACAAATAGAAGTGTTATTAACATTACCTTCAGCCAAGTATGCGCCAATAAACCATCCAAATAGGTTGTCTAATTTCTTAACAGTTTCGCCAATTGTAACACTATCTTTAACAAATGTATTATTGATGTGTTTGGCAACGGGAACGCGCATTTTTTCTTTCAAATCAGCGCCGGTAATTGGTACCACCTGTTGTGTCTTTTCGTCGCGAATAAGATGCGAGTGGCTCATTGTGGTTGTTGTCTGACGTCCACTCTTAGTTGTAATCTTTACTAAATCACCATTTACTGGGTGACGACTGACGTGTGAGATTTTATTCCAGTGTGTCTTTTCTTCTTTGTCCACACCAACAATATAATACTCGTCGTCCAAAGCATCCAACAACGTCTCAACACTGTCTACGTGTCCAGTGTTAAATGTGTATTCTGGATTTTCCTCAATGAGAGCATCACATAATTCGCCAATTTGCGATAAGACTGAGGAAATATTTTTTGTAACTTTATTAATTTTTACACACCTAATATGCTCACAAAATATTGCCGACATCTGTGTTGTCGGTTCACCAATACTCTGCGCCGCAATCATTCCCACCATTTCACCAGGTGCGACAATTGCGCGCTTGTAATCAAGAATAATCGTCTCCAATAATATTTCAAGTGCCTTCTTATTGAAACGCTTATTCAGTAACAAATCCTTGGGCGACAAGTAATAATAATACAGCACTTTGAATAATCCAGTAGGCGGCGCCATTCGGATCTTCTCCAGTTTTCCAAACGCAACCTCAATCATATCAAATGCTTCCAATATAGTAATATCTACTAGCGAATTGGAGTTGATATTTTGCTGTCCAATAATGTTCTGAATTATGTACGAGAACGCAACTGGAACACGCACAGTTTTATCCGACTTGTAACTGAAGATGTTCTTAATGATGATACCACGTTGCTCAATCATATAATCTGTGTAAAATTGACACTTCTCATTGATTCGCGTCTCCTGGTTCTTCTGTCTTTTAAATGTACTAGCAGTAAACATTCCAGACATTGACTTGTTCTTGTGTTTCTCATCAGGAACATTGTAGTGTGCGTAAATATCTTGGATCGTCATATCTACAATTGGGAGCTCCTGGTTTTCAACTTTAATTGTGTCAATACCATCATCACCATATGAGAACTGGACTACTTTGCTCTTATTGGTTCGGATTGTCATATCATAATTGACCATCAAATCTTCTAAACCTTTAATAAGTCTTCTCTGAATATAACCAGTAGTAGAAGTCTTAACAGCAGTATCAATGAGACCAATACGACCACCCATAGCGTGGAAGAACAGCTCTTGAGGTGACAGGCCGTTAATATAAGAACTCTCTACAAATCCACGAGCTGCCGGCGAGTCATCATACTTGGTATAATGCGGCAGAGTTCTGTGTTCAAAACCGTAAGGAATTCTCTTACCATCTACGTTCTGTTGGCCAAGGCACGCTGTCATCTGTTGGATATTGATTTCAGTACCCTTGGAACCGGCGTTAAACATAATAACAAATCTGTTGTCCTTATCCAAATTCTTCAGCGCCTCTCTGCCTGCGTCATTTTGTGCTCTGCTTAAAATATTGTTAATCTTTGTCTCAAATTCTTCCTCATTGGACTTTCCTGAGTTGTTCTCAAAAATACCAATTTGGACCTGGTCTATTAAATTCTTGACATCTTTCTTCTTCTCGGTGATAATTGAAATGATCTTCTGGTTCGTCTTCTCGTCAGTAATTAAATCACTGATGCCGACTGAGAAGCCACTGTTTCGCATATACTCCGTTATTATGTTCTGTAAGTCGTCAACAAATGCGGCCGATGCCATATTTCCGTAATCATTACAGACGCGATGGATTAGACCCTTGGTTCCCGAACCAAGAATACCCTTGTCCATCTGGCCTCTCAAATAGGTGCCGTCTTTGATCTCAATGATATTGTTGGAACTATCCGGCTTCTCTGTGTCGCCGTTGAATTGCTTGTTCTTCACTTTCAATGACATTGGCGGCAATATCTGTGAAAGAACTTCAAAATTGGACACGCGTTCGTTTCGCTTTCTCTTAATTTTTGACATATCTACGCGATTGAACATCATTAACAAGTTCATTGCGTCCTTCTGTGTGAAATTAATATTCTCTCTCGTAAATCTATAGCATCCAAGCATTGAATCCTGGTAGATGCCAATGATTGACGAGTTGTTCGCTGGACTTATTATCTGGTATGGCACCGCTGCCAAATTCTTTAATTCCGCCTCGGACTCCGGGTCCTGTGGCATATGTAAATTCATTTCCACGAATTTCCTTACCATTTCTGGTAAGGCCGGAATACACCTTAAGCCTCATCCGGTTGGTTAAACCATCACTTGAGACCCACAATCATCTACTCTCTGAACCTTTCCCATACTCTTACCATAACGAGGTTAGGGACTTGGCTGCTGATTATCCAATCCATTCACTTTTTTACCATTGGTTACGACTATTAATCGTGGTCCCTTAAAATGTTTCCATAATAAGGTGGTAGTGAAGGCTCTAAGGAACTTCCAGGCAATTTGGTTGTGTTGCTAACTGATTTTTTAAATTTTTTATAAATTCTACCGCACATTTTTTACTTTCTTCTAATGTAATATGAACACCTCCAAAATCTGCTTTAATTCTATCTATATAAACATACCATCCATATTGTTCATTATTTCTATTTAAAGGTTTAATATATTTATCAATGTCATCATCAATTTGATTTACATCTTTAAATCTATCATACTTCTTATCTTTAAAATAATTAATAACTCCGTTTGACAAGCGTTTTTTACTTTCATCACTATGAGTAAACACATTACCGCCATTTTTTAGATTATAACCGTTAGGAAATAAACTATTAAGGTCTTTAATGTAATGAGTCTCTCTTTCATCCGCATCTGTTGTTTCACAACATTCTATTAATTCAACGACAAAATCAGAAACACCATATTTTCTTATGGCATTATTTAAATAATGTGATTGATTTTTTTTAGTTGAAAATGCTTCTGAAATATGACATCTAAATCGCCCTTCGTGTCCATACGGTCTATATCTTTTATGATTTAATATATGTGAAACTGCTTGTCCTACGTATATCTTACCACTAGTGATGTTTGTTATTTTATATATTTCACAATATCGTTGTTTTGGATCGTCTATAATTATATTTGATAGTTCTAAATGTTTTGATGGTTCCATTTTATATTATACGTATATTTTTATTTATGTTGTTTTAGAATTTATTATTATTTATTAAATCAATTAACTAGGGAGTTACACGCTTTTCACGCTCCCTGTTGGGGACAAAATGTTATTTACATATGTCTATCCCCGTCAAACGGTTGTTCCCCAAGGTTTCCCAAGGGGCCGGAATACACCTTAAGCCTCATCCGGTTGGTTAAACCATCATTTGAGACCCACAAACATCTACTCTCTGAACCTTCCCCATGCTCTTACCATAACGAGTTTAGGGGCTTGGCTGCTGATTATCCAATTCTTCACTTTTTTACCATTGGGTACGACTATTAATCGTGGTCCTCTAATTTCTTTCAAAATTAGAGTGGTAGTGAAGACTCTAAGGAACTTCCAGGCAATTTGTTCATGTTGCCATTTACATATTTTTTAAGAAATGTGAAATGACTAGGGGGTAGCACGCTTTTAACGCCCCCTGTTGCCGACGTTGACTTGTTTAGTCCTTTTTGTGACCATTTATCATCACAAAAATTTCATCGGCATTGTACGGCTTGGTGTCCGCAACGTTCATCCTGAACGTATCTCCTCGCTTCATAATGCGAGCAATATGACACATCATACTCATTCTGTGTAAAGTCGGTTGTCTGTTAAATAAGATCGCGTCGCCGTCCATCATATGACGATGAACAGTGTCGCCCTCTTCTAAAACAATTGACTTCCGATCCAAGTATTTCAATGTGATTGATTCGCCATTCTTTCTCTCAAGAACCTTAGCACCAGGCCACACATCGGGGCCATTTTGCACTAATTTGGTCAAGAACGCTTTATTCACACGATTTACACAAACAGGTTTGGTGATGTTCTTCGCTATTTTCATAGGAATTCCTAGCTCACGAATGGAAATATTCGGGTCCGCAGTGATGACAGAACGTGCGCTAAAATCAACACGTTTGGCCATTAGATTGCCTCTCATTCTGCCGCCCTTGCCATTGAGTCTGTCCTTAATAGACTTCAAAGGTCTGCCAGAGCGCTGAGCGACAGGATTGGAACCCGGCAATTTATTATCAACCTGACTAGCAACGTGGTATTGTAATACAGTTGTCCAATCATTGATCACATTTTCCGGCGCATTATTCTGAACCTTGTCCTGGAGTGTCTTATTTGTTTTGATAATATTCACAAGAATATGACTCAAATCGTCTTCAGAACGCTGCTGAGCGTCGTGCTTGACAGAAGGTCTTACAGCCGGCGGCGGCACTGCTAAAACCTGACAGACCATCCAGTCAGGACGCGACCAAACAGGACTAAATCCCATAAATGTTACATCCTCGTCAGAAATACGCTTAAATATCTTGAGGACCAACTCAGGCGTCAAAGGAATGACAATGTTCTCATCACCTTCTTCACTTGTATTTGCCCATTCAGCATACAAAGACGCGAATCCTTCTTTTTTAATTTTCTTTGGTTGTAAGCAGCCACAACCGTCTTCGGTGTCTTCACCGCAACGCTTAATGTCCTTGGTCAATTCAAATACATACTTCCATCGCGCTTGCATTTGCATTTTAAGTGCTTGTTTATGTTTTTCTTTTGAAATCAACAATTTGCTACACTTGAAACAGACACAGCGTAGAATTTTCTGAATCGTTGATAAGTATTGTATATAAAATACAGGACGGGCCAATTCAATATGGCCAAAATAACCTGGGGTCTGCATATAATCTAAACCATCCGTTGGGCAGATTAACCCCGGTTCTAAAACCCCCATTCTGGGGTCAAATAGCCCACCAATTACTGGCTTATTATTAATATATGTATCGCGTGTAGTGATTTCAGCTACAGAGCCTTTACGAATTTCTTCGGGCGATAATATACTAAACTGGATGCCGATAATTTTAGAGCAGTTAGTATTCTTCATGTTTCTGGAACTTTGCGACATTCTAATATAATATTATAAATTATATTTAGATTGTTTCAAATCAATTTTATTTTTTTGAAAATCTATAAAAATAAAATTGTATTTATAAATTTTCAAAAAATCTATAAAAATAAAATTGAATTTGTATTTGTATTTAAAAATATCTTTATAAGAATAATTAGAAAGAATGACTCGTGATCAGAATAAGATTGTTAAAAAGGAACAGAATAAGGCTTCTAAGAAGAGAGAGGAAGCAAATAGACGTAGAAAGAATAATGAAGAATCATCAGATGATGATGGATTTTATTCAAGTGAAAGTGAGTCAGATGAAATGGATCAACACGAATATAGAAAGTTTTTAGCAAAGATGTTTCCATCTAAGCACGCAAAAGATAAGGTAAAAGCAGGAGAGAAATTGAAGAAGGTAATTAAAAAAGAACAAAAGAAAAATAAAAAAGAGGAATCGGAAGAAGAAGATATTGATGAATCTGAGTCGGAATCTGACTCTGATTATGTACCAAAGAAGTCTAAGAAGACTAATAAAGGAAAGTCAAGAAGATTGAGACGTAAAGTATACGAATCTGAGGAAGAAGATGAGTCTGAGGAAGAAGAAGAATCTGAGGAATATGAAACAGAAGATTCAGAAGTAGAAGAAACTGAAGATGAGGATGAAGAAATAGACTTAGAAGAAGATAGCTCAGAAGAGGAAGAAAAACCTAAAAAGAAATCTAAAAATTTCAATATTGTATTAACAATTGGCAGTAAATCTGTAAATAAAGAAGAAGAGCTAGAGGATGAATATGCTGAATATTTTAATGACGAAGAATGGGAAACAGCTAGTGATGATGATACTGAAAACGAAGATGATCCCATTAGTTCTGATTCTGAATCAGAAGAAGATACAGTCGCAAGCTTAGAAGAAGAGCTTCCTAAGAAAAGGAAAAGCACTACAAAGAAAACTGAGAAAAAGGATTCTAGTAAAAAGGAGTCAAAAGAAAAGGAAAAAGAAAATATCAAATTAGTTACAACCGAAAAGTCAAATGAATCAGAAGTTCAAGACAAGTTACTAGAAGTCTTAAAGGGACTTAAGGAAAGAGGAGAAAACTCTGATCTAGTAAATGAGTGTATTAAAGTGTGTAATCAAAAGATTGAAGTAGACAAGAAGAAGTCTGAGAAAAAGCTTCAAAAAGAAAAGGATAGAAATGACCGCATATTCAAGCGCATACTAAAGGACAAGAATACAATGAATGACTTTGAGTTCTTTGAAAAAATGGATGTTTCTAGCCAGAAGAAAATTATCAAGGAGCTTCGTGAAATCAACAAGTTAACCCGAATTGAGAAACCGTATCGTCTCACTCTATTAGAGGCGGATATTCCTGTTGTATTCAAAGGCGCAGCAATGAAGCGAGTTGCCTCACTCCGATATATGGAGCCAGGTAGCGGCGAGTATTACAAGATTAAGACTTGGGTTGATACTTTTATGCGCATACCATTCAGCAAGTATCAGAGCCTGCCAATTAGCATTGAAGATGGTGTTGAGAAGTGTCACGATTTTATGGCAAATGCGCAGAAGACATTAGACAGTGCTGTTTACGGACTCAACGATGCTAAGATGCAAATAATGCAAATGCTTGGTCAACTCATCACTAATCCTAAAGCAATTGGCACTGCGATCGCGATTCACGGTCCTCCCGGTACTGGCAAAACCAGTCTTGTCAAGGAAGGTATTAGTAAGATTTTGAATCGTCCATTCTCATTCATCGCTCTAGGAGGCGCAACTGATAGCAGTTTCTTGGAAGGTCATAGCTACACATATGAAGGATCATTATGGGGAAAAATTGTTCAAATCTTGATTGATAGTAAGTGTATGAATCCGGTCATCTATTTTGACGAGTTGGACAAAATCAGTGAGACACCAAAAGGTGAGGAAATCGCGGGCATTTTGACTCACTTGACCGACACATCACAAAACTCGCAATTCCACGACAAGTATTTTGCGGACATTGACTTTGATTTAAGCAAGTGTCTCTTTATATTCAGTTACAATGACGAGTCCAAGGTCAATCCAATTTTGAAGGATAGAATGTATAGAATTAAGACAGCTGGCTACAATCAAAAACAGAAGACGGCGATATCAAACAATTATTTGCTGCCAAAGATTAGAGAGCAAATCAAGTTTTCAAAGGAAGACATTATCATTCCTGATCTTACAATAAATTACATTATTGATAGCCACTGTGGAAAGGAAGATGGTGTTAGGAACTTGAAGCGTTGTTTAGAGATCATCTACACCAAGTTGAACTTGTATCGTTTGATGAAGCCGGGTTCCAATCTGTTTGAGGAAGATATGTCTTTAAAGGTGGAGTTCCCTTTTACAGTGACTAAGGATATTGTGGATAAACTGATTAAGAACAGTAAGGATCCAATGAGCAGCGCGTTGTATTCGCTTTACGCTTAGAATCAGTGTTAAGAAAACTTTGTTAAAAATCAAAAACCAAGAATTAAGATTTACATATTTCTTGCTTTTTTTACTAATGCGCAAAAATAAATTATAAATATATTATAATTATAAATACATTTATAAATGAATAAAATTAAAAATAATTGCTTTGTGTTAGTAACTGTGCCTCACACAGTTTGTCCTCAACAAAAACAGAAGGGGCATCCATGTGATTATCGCGCACCACGTGTAGCACTAATTTTAGAACGTATATTAAAGACAAATGGCATTCCATATGAAATTGTGGAATCAACATTGTTGCGGTCTACAGTAGATCTAAATAGAGATTTAAAACTAGACACACCTAATGACGGTAAAAGGGCTTGGAAAATATTTAATAATAAAATACAAACAATAATAAACAACAATTCAGACAAAAATGTATTATTATTAGATCTACATTCGTTTGACAAAATAGATTCTTTTTGTAAGAATGGAGAAAAAGATAAATGTTTTATTACAATATTAGATATTTACAACAATAACAGAAGAGACAAGGATAGACGTGAGATATATGAGTTTGCTAATGTAGTAAATCAAATAATTAGATTAAGACATTTAAATTTTAAAGTCTATGTTGGTAGAGGTGGAACAAATTATATAATAAATACATATGGAAATGTAAGAACTGACAATAATAAAATTGTGTATCCAATGTTATTGGAATTTTTTGAAGACAGTAGATTGACAGATGAATTCATTGTTGTTTTTTTTCATTTATTATTATCCGACTTGTTTATTTCAACTATTTTTCATTAATTTTTATTTTTTGCGTTTATTTTATTACTCTCTAATAATATAATGCCGGTTAGAACAAGTGCGTCATTTTATCGCAGAGGAGTTCCAAATAGTTTTAAGGATTTTGGACTAATTGCCACAGGAAACTACACCGTAATTAATCCAACATCTTTGTTTGTTAAAAACTCATTTTTTAGTAAAGGGATGAGTAATATTATTTACAATAAATAAAATATACGATAATATTAATATAAATGCCAAAATTTAGTAATGGTAAAATTACAACAAGCTCTATTTTATTCAGCAGTGGGGTTCCGCAAAATGAACGACGGTTTGTATATGTCGCCAGTATGAACTATAGTATGCTCAAACAGAATATTATCTATAATAGAAGACAAGGAAGACCAGTTTATTCTTTATTTTAATTATACACCTTTGAATATTAATCGGTGTAAAAAAATTGATTTATATTAAGTTTACTTTATAATCTTAATATAAAAGTAAATATATTATTATGTCTGAAACGAATCACGAGAATACAATTTTAAATAAAATACATAAAACAAATAGTGATCTACTTGTTTTATTGAGTAAAATTAAGGATGCTAAAAGGGAAATACAGGCTGATATTGAAAAGCTAGATAACAACTATTTTGTGGAAAAGACTGATGTGGTTGAAAGATTTAATGATATAATTGATGACCAGGGCATTTATCAACTAACAATTTTAATTAACCTATTGAACAGTGATATTAAATATGAATTGGAAACTAAATGTTCTGATCACGAGTTTATTGACGATTCCGCTGATATCGGATTAGATCAAACTGTATACTTCTGCTATTGTAAAAAATGTCATATGTCTAAAAAACCGTAGTTAAGTTTACATATCAGAAAAGGGCACATTGTTGCCACCTCGCGTCTTCAAGTAGTTGTAATCCTCAACAGTGTAGCAGGCACATCCCATACTTGACGACGAATCGGATCCTGAACAGCATTCAGGCTTAAATAAAATGTTATCAAAGAAACTTAGCTGACCTGGTTGTTTAGGAGGTTGGGACTTAGATCTGGCCCAAATAGACGCAACACCTGGAGGAGGCTTCTGTCCAGCGGTATATACGAGAGTCTGTTGAGGCCATTTGCTTGGAGGCATATACCAATCCGGCGAATTTGTGGAAGCAAACTGGGAATCAGACATAGCAGTGTTATTGCCACTAGTGAATCCCTCTTTACCAGAAACCATACCATCTTTTACTGTTGCTGTCTTAGAGGGAGTTGTTTTTTTTACCATATTTCCCAAAGCCTCAAATCCTTCCAATGCGGTCATAGTGCTACAAGCACACATTGCGTGTCCAAATATTATCCAAAATAATATTAAAATTAGAAATAATATCTCCAATCTAACTTTGTACGAACCAATAGATATATCCATTATACATACTTGTT